CTTGAGCCGAGAGCGACACGCCCTTACGAACCTGGAACTGGTTCGGGAGGCGAACCTGCAGGGCAGAACCGATCTTTGCGCCCTTCTGGGCGTAATTCTCGTCGTACTGCAGGTTGATATTGCCGATGAAGTTGAGCTTCTGATGCAGAATACGCAGGGCTTCCCGCGTAACCGCCGTTGGTGTGAGAAGTGAGTTGGCCACTTTGGCCCCCTAGAATGCGTGTGAATGGGAAAGCTCAGGCTTTCCGTTTCACCTGAGCGTTGCGACGCCGCAGCCACTCGTCCGACGACAGCCCGTCATGCAATCCGGCCTTTGCATTGCCGGACGGACGGCGCCGTACCTGCGTTAGTGGTTGGGCTTCTTCAGGTTCGTTCGCTGCAGCCCGCGCGGCTTTGGCCGCTGCAGCCTGCTTGGCGACGAGCTGATCACCGAGCCATGCCTTGTGCAGAAGTTTCACCAATGGCGCGTTGGCGGCGAGCATCAGGATGTCCTGTTGCGATGCACCGTTCGCGATTGCGAAATTCCTCAGATCAGAGGCAAGCTTGTCAGACCAGCCTTTGATATCTCGTGCGAGTGTCGTGTTGGTTTTCTCATAGCGCGTGGCAAATTCTTGCTGCGCATCCTGAGCCCGCTTCTTGACATCCGCGTCCACTTTGACTGCCAGCTTGTCGCGCTGGTCACGCAACAGCGAATAATCCTGGAATGCCGATTGGGCTTGTTCCGGATTAGTCATACGCAATTCTTGCCAATTGACGCTCTGGTATTGCGTCAAAAGCTCGTCCATGACCGCAATGCGGCCAATGTCCTTTTCGGACTGCCGGCGGGCTTCCATGTCCTTGGAGAACGTCTCGCGTTCGCCCTCGAAGCCGCGCCGCGCCTCGGCCAACTCCTGCGTCTTGCGCGTATAGTCGGCCTGCATCATGAAGCCGCCCTTGAGCGCCTTCGGAATGCGGTATTGCTTGCCTTCGTGCTCGAGATCGTCGAACTCTTCTTCGACTTCAGCGTCGCCTTCGAGCTGTTCCGTATCGGTTGTCAGCTCTTGTTCAACACCGCCCTCATCGGTTGGCGTGTCCGCTCCGCCTTGGGCAAAGTCTTCTGTACCTTGTGACAAGGTTCACTCCTGTCGGTTGGTGAACGTGGAAATTCCGGGAAACACAGCATCTCTCATCTCGCCGCATTCATTGCAGCGAGCGTAAGGGCGAGACGGCGCGTCCTCGTCGATGATGAAATGCCAGCAACCGCAACATTCCCCTTTATCGTGAGGAATGGCTGTCTTGAACTCGCTCTTCTTGCAGCCGGGATGCGAACCATGGGCGGCTGCGTGACCTCGTGCACGGCGCGCATTCGATCGGTCTGGGCCTCAAAGCCCTTGATCTGTGCTTCCTGAGCCTTGATCCCGGTCTGTGCCTTCAAGGCGGCGTTAACCTGCTCGAGCTGTTGGTTCTGGGCCGTCAGTTCCTGAATCTGAGCCTGAAGCTTCTGTAGGACAGCCGCAGCCTGGTCCGGCGGAATACCCTGCGGCTGGCCCTGCGCGCCGATCGTGCGTTCATACAGCGCCTTGAGTCTGTCCGCGATCTGGTCCGCGACAGGCCAATCAAGGCTCTTGGCATACAGATCGGCAAGGACGGGCGCGGCCTGCGGGAATGCCTGCAACAGGGCAATCATCTGGTCCGCGGCTTCCTGCCGACGCGTCGTGTAGCTCGGGCCGGCCTGCACAGTCAGGTCGTACTTGCCGACCCCAAGGTCAAAAACGCGCGCATGCTGTTCCACCATGCCAGTGTCAGGATTCTGGACCATAATCGGCTGGCCTTGCTTGTCGAATTGAGGAACAGGCTGGCCAAGCTGCTGCGACGTTGGCGTGCCGTCCTCGCCCAAGACCCGGATAATCCGCTGTCCCGTATACACATGCGGGATCAGGTCGATGATGATGCGGCCCAGATGCCGAATGGCGCGGGTCATGTTATCCTGGAAATGGAACGTCCCGATATCACCCTCGCGCTGGCGAGCCATGATCGCCTTGCCGCTGGTCTCGTTCGATCGAGCGCCCAGCGAGGCGTCGTAAATGCCCATGATCGACTTCATGTCGTCGGAGGCATTCAAGGCTTCCTGCAGCGCACCGGCTGGAACGCCAGCAAATGGCTCACGTGTCGGACGCTCGCCCTTGTTGTCGAATTCCAATGTCGAGTGGTTCTCAGTATTGGCCGTGTTCCACTTCGCCGCGTCTGTCTTGAACGAGCCAACAGGCGCAACCCAAGGCGCCTTTGGAGCCAACGCCACGAGCTCGGTCGTGGTCGTGCGCCAGTAGTTGAACATCCGCTGCGGGTCTTTGGCGTCGCGAATGAGCGAGCGGAAATGCCGCTTGCCGTCAACCACAACCTCCTCGCCATAGACCGGAACAATCGGAATGTACTTGCCAACCCAGTCCTCGGTCTTGAGGACTTCAGCGCCCGTCAGGATATGACGCTGCACCTTATAGGTCCGCGTCTGGCGATCCTTGACGACCTTGATGCCGGCCGCGTCCAGATAATCCTTGCATTGTTTCAGCCGCTCGGCATCGAGCACAGAGCCATCCGACATCAGCAGGATGGTTTTCTCTACCTCCTGCCGACGCCACCAACGGGCAACCATGACATTGTCATCATGGAACCACGGTTCGCCGTATTCGTCCGACAAGGCCTCGAAATCGATCTTTTCAGCGTCCGGATACTCAGACTCAAACTCATCATTCGGCATGTAGACGACTTCGAAGGCGCTCATCCAGTCGGAGGAATCAGCACACGTCGAGTTGGGATCGCCATAGATCAGCAGCGGATCCGGAACCCGGTTGATCAGGATGTCCATGTCGAACGTGTCGTCATGGGCGAAATCAATGTCGACCGTCATGTAGCCGAAGCCGCCGGTTGCCGCGGTATCAACACCGGTGTCGTAGGCCAGATCGGCGCTGCTCGTGTATTCGATGTTTCGGATCAGCCCGTCATAAATCTTGGCCGTTTCAGGATCGGCCTGGCTGTCCGCCGGATGGACTTTGATCGAAGGCTTGTTCTGCCTTGCGTCGTTGACAACCTGACGAATGAACGAGGGCAACCGATTGATGGTCAGGCATGGCCGGCCTTGACGCTGTCGTTGCTGAATGACCTTGGCCGGCCACTGGTCAGCAAGACGCGAAAATCTGGTGTCGTCTTCGTAGGCCTTTCGGTTTTCGCTTTCTGCGTCTACTGACTGATCGAAGGCTTCCTTGGCCTCCGACAGCAGATCCTCGTCCTTAGCCATTCTTTGACATTCGCCCGATATGGACCCCGATGAAAAACCATGCGACTATTCCAATCATGCCTATAACTGCGATAGCATCGCCCTGGCTCATCCCATCCAACTCCCTTCGTAAGCCCGCTCGCGAGGCGCCGACGGTCGCTCTCGCTCTGGTTCCTCGTAACAAACCGCCATTAGCCCGAATGCATCTGAAGCATGAGAAGACCAGTCATGCTCAGGCCCAAGACCCACATTGCGGTTATCGTCCTTACGCTCATGGTAATAACCGAGGGCATCGCGGCCGGGCTCTGTTGTCGTCTCATTGAACCAGCAAGCAGGAAGAATGCGCCTGACTGCCTCAATGCGCATCGAAGCCGCGCCGCGCCCTTGGTTCGGCAGCGGAGGCGGAACATCAAAGCCAGCCTCGCGCAGATGGTCTTCGTACCTCTTGCCGGTGATTGAATTCGAGTTCACACCATCATGTGGAAGATGGCAGATCGCCTCCTGGTAACCTTTCCGGCGCAGTTCAGCGACGTAATAGGCCAGAACCTGACCAATGCCCTCGATGTAGTCTAAGACCCTGATTTCTCGTCCGACCCATTGGACGATCCAGATCGCCATGGCATCGGCATTGGCACCGGATCCCCCCAGATCAAAGAAAGCTCGCAACGGGAGGAGTGGATCCGCTGCAACTCTTCCAATTCGACCTTCTGCTTTTGCTTTCGCCAGGCCAGCAGCGAAATAGGCGCCTTCGAAGGCTCGGGCATATTCGCCATCCCAGATGTGCTCGTATCGTTCGGGATAGTGCTCAAGATCGTGTTTGCGCTCCGCCTCGAGCTCGGCTGTCCACCACGGATTATCCTGCCAATTGGCCTTGACCACGATCGAGTTGGCCGGCCTCGAGCCCCGCAGGAACTCGTCGATCGCGTCAGCCTTGCGCCGGGGATTCCAACTCGCCCAGATCTGCGAGCCCTTGGCCCGGATGGTCGGTCTCAGCATTGAGAGGCTGCGAGCCGAGAGCATCTGCGCCTCGTCGATCCAAGCCCGCTTGAAGCCCTCAAGGGATTTCAGGCTCTCAGCCGTGTATTCCTGCATGCCCTTGAATATGAACAGGCCGCCTCTAGGCGCCTCGATCACATCCTTGAAGACCTTGAAGCCGTCAGCCTCGCCAAGCTTGAACTTGGCCAGCTTGTCCTCGAGCAACAGCTTGGAACTGTCCTTCAAGTCCTTCTGGACTTCGCGCAGGCAGACTGCTCTTAGGCCTTCGCCTGTTTCGCCTGGCTCGGCGAGAGCGTCTTCGATGGCTAGTTCGGCAAAGAAGTGGCTTTTCCCAGAGCCACGGCCACCATACGCGCCCTTAAATCTCGCCGGGCTCAGGAGTCGGCGGAACACTCTGGCTGTCGGTATGTCCAGGATCGACAATGGTGCGCTTTATCTCAGCTACGAGGTTGATCGGATCAAGTTCGCTGTCGCCGGCGATCGGCTGAGCAACCTTGCCATCGAGGCGATCGGCGATCTCCTTCATTGCTGAAGTGTCGCCTCCCATCGCTGTTGACCAAAGCTTGGCTGCCAGCTCATCAAGCTTGCGGGGATCAGCATCGACATAGCGAATAAGCGCCGCTTTGAAGCGCCTATTTTGTCCTCGCTTTGATGCCTCGGTGTTTCCTGGCTGGAATGGCATGATCTACATTTTTAGCTTGTTGATTTTATTGCGATTTTTGCTTGGCAAAATGCCGATAGATTGTGCGGGCGCTAACGCCAAGCTGATCTGCGATTTCAGCCGGAGATTTCCCCTGGCTTCTCAGGTCAATGACCTGAGCTCCAATGGTGCTTTTCGGACCCGGAGCATCGTAGCGCATTTGGTCAAGCGTACTTGGCCTGCCGGCGCGCATGTTGGCGGCAATGTCCTCGCCGTAGAAGCCGTTGTTGGCTCGCGTCACGATACCGGCGACCACGTCGCGCGATACACCCTTGCGCTCGCCAATCTCGCTGAATGAGGCGCCGTTGCCTTTCACATATGCATTAAGGATATCGAGGCTTCTATCCATTCTGTCCTGGATAGGACCGATATCGGGCATCGGTGCGGCCTCTGGGACAACTGGCTTTGGCTCATATTGCTTGGCAACGTCAGGGCCAAGCTTAGACCGAAGCTCATCCATAAGGCTAGGATTTAGTTCTGGTTTTCCCGCTTGGAACATTCGGCCGCCCGCCGCGCCCACTGCGTTCCTCTCAGCAAAGTTCGCCCCGCCGCCAATCATCCCCAGCGCCAAGCTCGGGCCCAGCGATGCGCGCGCCCGTTGATCGGCGTAGTAAGGGCTGTCCTGCGCCAGCGGCGTGAACTGTCCGTTGGAGGCGAACCCTACACGCCCCATGTCATCCGTGGACGAGCCAGGAGGCGGTAGCATCGGTGGGGTGGTCATCATTCGGCCGGCGTCGGCTGCCGAGTTGATGGCGCCCATTGCGAGCTCGGGAGGCGTACCACCCGGGCTGCCGATCAGGTTCCAACGAAGATAGTTCATTAGGCCAGATGGGATCGAGCCAATGAAATTCATGGCCCGTTGACCCAAAGATGGATCCTGCGGCGGCTGGTCAATCAGTGCTTGAGCGAGCAGCCGGTCGCTGAAGTCCATCAGTATTTATGGCGCAGCTTGTTGAGGATCGCGCCAGCAACGCGCCGGCCTGCGGCAGCCGAGCCATATTCCTTGCCAGCCTTGGCTGCGATCTTCGAGAAGTTCTTACCAGGCTTGCCGATATCCTTGCCGGCGCTGGCGGCCTTGGCCGAATAGCTGCGGCGCTTCATGGCGTCACCGGGGCCGGAGGATTGATCTTGGCGAGTTCGGCTTGGTTGGCGCTGATCAGGCTCCGGATGGAGGTGACAGCAGATTCGACATCGGCATCAGAACTGCCGGGCGTCGTGATCTTGGTCAGGAGGGCGTCGATCGCCGCATTGTTGGCGTCAAGCTGTGTGCCGAGGTCTGCAATCGCAGAGCGCAGATCATCAATGGCAGCCATGAGGATATCCACCTTTCGGTTGAGAGAGCGAAGCTCGCGGTTATGGGAAGGCCACATCAAATGTCACGGGGAAAGGGGTTGCCGGCGGGGCAACCGGAGGGCAAATCCCCGCCGGCAAGGCGCGCGAGCGATGGATGATGGGAGCGCGCCGGGAAAACAAACGCCCGCAAACCTGATTTGGCCAGCGGGCGTAATGCGAAGCATGTAATAAATCCCCTGCCAAATCAGGTTTGCGGGCGTTTGTTTTCCCG